TGACCAGCGCTTCGCGGACGACACCGCCGATGCGGATCTGACCGGTGCTGACGCGAATGACTTCGCGGACCAGCCCGCCGGCGCGCGCCGTGCCGGTATTGGCGCGAATGACCTCGCGGACGAGACCGCCGGCATTGGCGCTCGTCGCCATGACAGACGCTCTCTCAGGAAGCTATTTTGAAGCCGGACGTGGCGCTGTTGACCCCGCTCGCGCCCCATGCCGAAGACGTCGCCGGATCGGTGTCGAAATTTCCATCGATCCAGCCATAGGTTGTGCCGGGTGTGACGGTTGTGGCGGCACTGTCGGTCCCGCCCGATTTGCACTGGATGCTGACGGTGCGCGCGCCGCTGTCGGTGCGTCTGATGTAGCCCTTGACGACGACCGAATAGATGTTCGCCGGGTTGGGTGTGGTCAGCGCCGGGAACGAGTAGAGATCCTCGTTGCCCGAGGTCGATGACGAGACGTAGGAGATATCGCCCGGCGGCGGGTTGATGTCCTCCTCGTACCAATCGACCGCGATCCCGGTCATGTTGCCATAGATGAGCCAGCTGGACTGCCCGGTCGTCATTGTCGGGTTGGTCGGCGGCCCCGAGCCATAAGTGTTGGCGGCCTTGGAGCCGGCCACTGTGGCGTTGTCGGTTAGACTGAGGTTGACCGAGGTATCGGTGATGAACCCGAGCCAGTAGGCGGTGCTCGCCGACAGGGTCGGCGGCGACGCAAAACTGCTAGTCAACGTCGTGCCGGAGGTGGTGCCGGTCACCTGGGTCCCGGTCGCCAAGGTCGACCCGGTCGGCGACCCTGCACTATCGGCATAAACCACCGATTTGAAATTGGCACCGGCGCTGGTCGCTTGCGGGATGCAGGCGACCGAAGCGAGCTGGCCGGTCGGTCCGGTGGTGACCTTGCGCAGAAACAATTCATTGGCACCGGGCGCGCCGACACTGGCCACCGTTGCATAAGCCGATCCGAGAATCGCTGCGCCAAAGCTGAACTGCACCGAGGAATCGGCGTTCGGAAACTGCGTCTCGATCTGCGGGCTGGTCAGCAATACCGCGTTGTTGGTGCTGCCGGTCGTGTCGAACAGATAGAGGTCGTCATAAATGATATTGGTGCCGTTCAGCTGGAACTGATTTGCCGAACTGTTGCTGCTGGACTTCGTGGCTCCGGTGCCGCTGAACAGCGACACGCCGTCGAGCCAGACCTGATAGGCACCGGAGGCCGCGAAGGTGATGTCCCATTCGAGGTAGTGGGTCGAGTTGGCGCTAACCGAGACGGTCGATGTCGACAGCGCCGTCCCACTGGTGCCGCCGGTCCGGATCGAGATCAGACCGGTCGTGTTGATCGTGATGCTGCATTGATTGGTGCCGCTGTCGAGAAAGGTCACCCCCCCGGCGCTGGCGAGCGTCGATTGAATACGAATGCCGCCGATCAGCCGCGAATAGCTCGTGGCCAAAGTCTTGTATGGCGCGGTGGTGATGACGCCGAAAGAGACCGCGTATCCGGTGTTGCTCAGCCCAGCGACAATATTTGCCAGGGATAGGCTGGCACTGGTCCATTCGCCAGCCAGCAGCGCCGCCTGGATGGTAGCGGTCACACCGGCGACCGGGCCATATTTGTCAAACCCGTCGCAGAACAAGAGCGCCATGCGAAGCCCCTTTTTAGGAAGCGACCTTGACGCCGGAGACGGCGCTGTTGAGGCCGGTTGGCGTCCACGCGACGCCGGTGTTTGGGTCGGTGTCGAAAAACGAGTCCATCCACCCGTAAGTCGTCGCCGGCGTCTGCCCGGGATTGCTGCCGCCAGTGTCGGTGCCGCCTGATTTCATTCTGAGGTCGATCGTGCGGGTGCCAGTGTCGGATTTCTTGATGTTGCCTTTGACCGCGACCGTGTAGATGTTGTTTGGCGTCGTCGTCAGCGCCGGGAAAGAATAGAGATCCTCATAGCCCGAGCTCGACGCGTAGACGTAAGAGATGTCCCCCGGTGGCGGGTTGACGTCGACCTCGTACCAATCGACCGCGATCCCGGTCATGTTGCCATAGATGATCCAGCTGGGTTGCCCGGTCGTCATTGTCGGGTTGGTCGGCGGCCCCGAGCCATAAGTGTTGGTGGCCTTGGCGCCGGTTGTTGTGCCGTCGACTTGATTGAGCTGGACAAAGGTATCGGTGATGAACCCGAGCCAGTAGGCGGTGCTCGCCGACAAGGTCGGCGGGCTGCTGAACGCGCTGACCAAGGTCGCGTTTGCAGTGGTCCCGGTGACCTCGGCGCCGGTGACTAGGGTCGACCCGGTCGGCGACCCTGCACTATCGGCATAAACCACCGCCTTGAATTTGGCGCCGCTGCCTGCATTCGGGATGCAGGCGACCGAGGCGAGCTGACCGGTCGGTCCGGTGGTGAACTTGCGCAGAAACAATTCATTGGCACCGGGCGCGTTGACACTGGCCACCGCCTGATAAGCCTGTCCGAGGATCGCCGCGCCAAAGCTGAACTGCACTGAGGAATCGGCGTTTGGGAATTGCGTCTCGATGCGCGGGTTGGTGTTCAGCACCGCGTTGTTGGTGCCGCCGGTGTTATCGAAGAGATAGAGGTCGTCATACTGGATATTGGTGCCGATGGTGCCGCCGAGGAAATTGAGCTGGTTGATGGTCGTCTGGCTGTTGCCGGTGTTGCCAGTGCCGCTGAACACCGAAACTCCGTCAAGCCACACCTGGTAGGCGGACGAGGCGCCGATCGTGATGTCCCATTCGAGGTAGTGCGCGCTGTTGGCGCTGACCGTCGATGACGAGGTCGCCAGCGCCGTCCCGGTATAGGTGCCGGTGCGCAGGCTGATCGCGCCGGTCGAGTTGATCGTGATCGTGCAGGCTTGCGTACCGCTGCTGGCAAACCCGAGGCCGGCATTGGCTGATCCGCCGAGGTTTGAGCTGAACCTGATCCCGCCAATGATCCGGCTATAGGTCGTTGCCAGTGTCTTGTAGAGCACAACCGAGCCGGTGGTATAATTGAGTTGCAGCGCTTGGCCGGTCGAGCTCAGGGGGGCAACGATGGAATAAGAAATCGCACCAGAAGCGTTTGTCCACTCACCATCGTTGAGCAGGGCGGTGACGTTGGCGCTGACGGTGTTGGCCGGCCCGTATTTGTCAAAGCCTTCGATAAACAGAACAGCCATCGGCGCTCTCCTATGGGCCGCGACCCATCAGGCGGCCGAGATTGGCAACAAACAGCGTGTTGCGGACGCCAGTGACAACGACTGGCGGCGGCGCACCGCCGCGATGGAGAAAGAAGTGATGCGCGCTGTCGTCGTCCGCGTCCTCGACTTCGAGGTGGTGCTCCCAAGGACGCCACCGCGTGCGCGCTGCGATGAGCGGGGTCGCCGGCCGGCGGATAAAGAACGCCCAATCGTCGGGCTCCTCATACCCGGCCCGGCGATCGTCCTCCTCGATGACGTGGTGCTTTTTCTGCTGGCCGGGCGGGACCGGCCGCGCCGGACCGACGGTGAAGACCAGGGCCTCGCGGACCACCCCGTCGACGATGGCACGGGTCGCCGGCGAGGTGGCGCCGGTAGTGACCAGCGCTTCGCGGACGACACCGCCGATGCGGATCTGACCGGTGCTGACGCGAATGACTTCGCGGACCAGCCCGCCGGCGCGCGCCGTGCCGGTATTGGCGCGAATGACCTCGCGGACG